TTTCTCCTAAATTGTTTGTTTCAGGGGTTTCATTTCTGATTTCAGTAATGATTGCCCCTTCGTAGGCAGGCAGTGCGACAAGGCTGATTTCTTTCAAATCCACCTTATGTCTGACCACTACATCACCTTCAAGCGTGTGTTCAACAGGCACAAAGCCAATTGAAAAACTACGCACAACACCATCTTTAACTAATGTCCAAGCATCTTGGCCTTTAGCGGTGTCACTTATTTTTGCAGTTATGTGAAGCCCATCTTCTTGGTCGTTCATTGAACGAACAATTCCAATTGGTTCATCATGGTTGTAAAAAAGTTTTGGCAGTTTATTTACATTTACAGAATCAGGCATAAATTTTTCTTTCATACGCCCAACCTGTGTTATTTCATTGTAGGGAACTGCTATCCCTGTTACTTCCTTTGAATCTGTATCAACATTTCTGATTTCAAATTCTCTATGTAGTAATTCCATTTTGTATGTTCTCCAATGGTGGCAATTCAGATAATCCTTCAAATTGCCTTATTTCATTTCTTGTTAGCCATCCTGCCCTTAATGCGCTTTCATAAGCCGCATATCTTGATGCAGTGTCACCACGCAAGAAATTGTCTAAATCAAATTTTGCAACAGAATCAATTGGAAGAAGTGCGGATAACGCATCTTCTATAACGCCAAAATAACCCATTAGGGTGAAATTAACGAAAGCACGATTTACTGTTTCAAGATTTGCGTATGTTTGTGAATCCCCACTGTTAGCCAGTAGGAAAGTTGCAGGAACGCCAAATAATCTTGCTATGTCCTGAATACTAAATTGTCTTGATTCAAGCCACTGTAAATCTTTAGGCGAAAGTTTAAGTTGCTGATATTCAAGTCCATTTGAAAGAACTGCAGGTGTGTTCTTTTGATTTGTTTCAATGAAGCGGGTTCTTAATGCTTCCGCTTGGTCTGCATTTAAGTGTTGGTCAGTGCTTAAAATTCCTGAAGGCACTGCACCATCTGAAAAGAATTCAATTGCATATTCACGCACATCAAGGGCGTTCTGAATGTCTTTTCTTGCCGCTTGGATAACACCTAAGCCTGTGACCCTTCCTGCTATGTCACACAATTTAAGGTGTGCTAATTCTGCAGGGTCAAGAACAACGCCGTTGTAACTGTATCTGACAGTATTGTCTGCAAGTTTTTCAACGCCCACCTGTCCAACAGGTAGCACTTGAATGTTGACAACTGCTTCACCCCTGCGGGTAATCAACCAATAGGCGTTACCTTCAAGGGCTAATGCAGTGGCAGTTTGATATAGAAATTGTCTTTGTGTCTTTCCTATCGTTGGCCTTGCGATAAATGATGGAACAGATATGGGTTCAACACCATTTCGCAACACTTCAATTGGACATTGACTTATGCTTGTTGCGATTATATTTACGCAACGATAAACCGCACCCAATGTTAGGGCTGTGTCCATGCTTACAGTTTGAACAGACCTTAAAGGTATTAGGGCTTCAACCCCACGCTTTTCAGTTGGTTCTTCTTGTTTAGTAGTTCTTAAAAAATCAAATAATCCCATATCCACTTCCTATTATACCATTTATATTTTTCTTACTTAGAAAATATATTTTCATTTAATGCACCATTGGCTTTGTTTTAAGTTCTTGGTCACTGCCCCAAATTGCAACAATGGTTGCCATAGCCGCATCAATGTCAGAAATGCTGTCTTTCCTTGATATTTTCCAAGCATCCCCAATGTTTTTTCTTACGCAATTATTTATTTGTTGCGTGATTATTGGGTCATGGCTATGTGCGATTTTCTTATTTACTATGTTAGAAAATGCCATATTGGAAGCCGCAACAATATCCCTAAGCCCTAAAGCAACGACTTCAACGCCCTTTAATCTAAGTTCCATAATAATTTCATTATTGAAAAGCCCATCAAGAAGGAAGGTGGCCTGATATTTATTCGCCAAATCAGTAAGAAGATTTATGGCCTTTTGTTTGTCAGGTCTGACTATTTGTGCGACTAATTCAGTGACATACATGTCACCTTGTTTTTGTGCTACGCATATTGAAGCCGCATCCCATGATGGTGTTCTATCAAATGAAATGGTGACAGGCTGTGATTGGTCAATAAAGCCTTTAGGCAGTGATTGCCATAGGCCAAAAGGTATCCATGAATTTGATGCGCTAACAAATTGATTTAATCTGTATCTTCTTGCATCCACTTCAGGCATGGTTGCAATTTCCGCTTCAACATTCGCCCATGACAATATGCCTTCAACTAAATTGGGATTGGCTTGTTCAATGGCTTCCCTGTCATTAACTGCACATCCGTCAGGGGCTTCCCATAGAAAGAACCCAAATCTTTCCATTTCTGCAGGGCTATCAACTGCATATTCCCCATTCCTGTAAAGGTTTAATAGCAGTTCGCTTCCATCATCCCCTGCAGTAGTAATCCCAATGACAATTCCGTCTTTTCGTGTGGCAGAACCTAATGAAAGTGCTGTCCATAAGTCCTTATTACTAACATGAAGTTCATCAAAAATTACCATTGAAGGGTGAAGCCCTTGCGCTGAAGCAGGGCGATTACCAATGACTACATAACGACCATCACCATCTGCAGTGAAGATTCCCTTAAATTCTGTCATCTTCTTGAATCGTGGTCTTAGATATTCACTATTCCCAATTTGATTTAATACCTGCTTATAGACAAGCCTTGCTTGGTCTGCAGTTGATGCAACAGATATGACTTCAGGTGCATCTTCATGTGCCAACAAACCCCATAAGGCGAACAATGAACCTAATAAAGTCTTTCCTTGCTTGCGTGGCATTGAAATAACTACTTGCTTATATCTAAGCCTTCCCTGCTTTTCAGGGTCAGGATGGTTCAAGGGGTATCTTTCTAAGACACTTCTTATTAACCATTTCTGCCATTCTGTAAGTCTTAACTTTTCATAACCCTTTTCAGGCATGACCATAAATGCTTCCGCTAACCCAATAACAACATCCCCGCTTGTTGCGAAGTGTTCATTCAATGGTTTAGTGAATTTAGTTGGAAGCCATTTTGGATTCATTGATTCTCAATTCTGTGATTAAAGCATCCACTGCATCTGTTTCATTCGCTACAGATTCAGGTTGGAATAAAGCCCTTAGAACCGCAATTAACTTTTCTGCTATGCGGTCACGCCTATCAGGTTGAACATCCCACTGTTCTGCTAAGCCCAATGCAGTGATTAGATATGGTGCATTTGTTGCAGGTATCCAATCAGCCTGACTTACCGCATCAATAATGGTCTGTTTCAAAGGCTTGGAAACATCCATGTTATTTTTCAAAGGGTCAGTTGCGCTTACCCTGTCTATTCGTGCAGGTCTTCCTTTTCCCAATCCTGTTCTTAATGTCATCTTTTCCCCTTTTTCTCAATTATGGTCACAAAAAAGAACATGAAAAGGCGGCGGGATGAACTGTATTTTGTAGAAAAAACCCCATTCATCTTATTTGTTTCCATTTCCAACCCATTTAGGATTTATTCGTGTGATTCGCTTTGTCTTACTGCCTGTCTTATCGCCTAAGCCATAGTTACACGCTTTACACATTGTCTGAAGATTAGATAAGTCATTACTGCCACCTAAACTGATTGGAACTTTGTGGTCTGCCGTCATTTCCCCTTCAACATGAATCCCGCATCTAATGCAGAATGGGTTTAACTTGATGCAGATAGCCCTGTTCTTGCGATATGTCCTATCGTAATAATGCTTCTTATTCATCATCTATCCAACCAATCACTTCTTGCTTGGTTATTGGGCAGGATTGGCAGTTCACTTTGTCATGTGATTTACAGTAATAAATGTCCTGTTGTTTCCTACCCAATAGCCATCTAAGCATTATCTTTCGTTCTGCCAATCGTAATCAAAATCTTCTTCAAAGTATTTTTGAAATCGCTGTTCTAAATAGTTCTGCATTTCTTCTTCAGTGTTGAACCATTGACCATCAAAGTAATGTAAGTCAGCCATTATGCGATTACCCCCAACCTGTCTTCAGTGATTGGATGGTCATCAATGTTGGCATATAGAACCAAGTCATTGATATTTACTTTGTAAGCATCATTAGGACACTTGCCAAAATCACGCATTTCTATATGTATTTCACCTGTTTTAGACTTTTCATGTAGGTATTGATACATACGCTTTGTATTGATTATGAATTGCTTTTCACTGCCAACTGTGATGATGGTTTTGGGATGAACGATTCTTAGTTCATGCCCTGCCCTAAAGGCAATCATCTTGCTACCTGTCCATTTTCTAACTGAAATGAACACATTTCCAAAATGGGCTGATTTATCACCCACATAAATGGTATTTGGTTTCGCTAAGTTCCAATC